GAACCAATACCAAACTTAGAAGAACATCGGAAAGAATTCCGTGCTTTATTTAAAGGCAAAATATTAGAAAATGCATCGGACGCAATAGAAGTAAATGAATGATCAGGAAATAAATAGTAAAATTAATTCGCTTCATGCGAAGGAACTTACTGCAAAAAAATTCTTTAACCGTGCTCAACGTGCAGCAATGATTGTCAGTGCTCACGAGGAAAGAATTGTTGCCGCTCGTGGTACCGGTAAATCAGAAGGAATTGATGCCCGTTTTATTCTTCAACGAGTATGGGCAATGCCAGGTAGTACAGGTGCTCTTATTTCACCAACTTATGCAAAAGCATGGGGAAATACCCTGCCGGCAATTTGCCATGCATTGGTACAATGGGGATATATTGAAGGAGTTCATTATTTTGTTGGTCGTCGTGCTCCATCTAATCTGAATTTTAAACAACCAAAACGACCTCCATTAAGAGATGCCTGGAATAATTGCTTCCATTTTTGGAACGGCACTATCATGATTGTGCTATCATTTAATCAGGGAATGTCAGCCAATTCGATGTCACTCGACTGGATCATTGGACCGGAAGCAAAGTTTCTAAGTTATGATAAAATAAAATCGGAAGTAAATCCGGCTAACCGTGGCAATAAACAATATTTCGATTCTAATCCGTGGCATCATTCTACCTTGTATTCAACCGATATGCCTACTTCAAAAATGGGACGTTGGATATTGGAAGAAGAAAATAAAATGTCTGTTGATCATATCAATTACATACGCAATCTTTACAAGGAAGTAAAACGCTATGAAAGCCTACCCGAACAAACGGAATATGTGATTCGACATGCAAAAGAGTTAAGAAAGGATCTTGATCTTGCAAGACGTTATCAAAAGCCGAAAGTTCCAGTAAAAGGAAAAGATAAAGAATATACGGTTTTCTATGCTGAATACGATGTATTTGATAACCTCGAAGTTCTGGGAGAAGATTTTATTTGGCAAATGTATCGAGATAGCCCTCCCTTAATTTGGCGAACAGCATTCTTAAACGAACGACTATTCAAAGTAGCTAATGGCTTCTATTCTGCATTGGATGATAATATACATTTCTATCTACCTCCAGACAATGGAAGACTAACTGCATTAGGGAATGATTGGAAAAAATTAACCATATCCTCTTGTTTAGGAGATGGAGATGTTGACTTTACTAAACCCATCCACATTGCATTCGATTCAAATGCTGCCATATCATCATGTGCAGTTGGACAGGTTGTTGGGAATGAATTAAGAACAATCCATTCTTTCTTTGTTAAGACACCAAGGAAGTTGCAAGACTTGTGTCAAGTAGTATGTGATTATTATGCGCCAAAAATTAATAAAGAAGTAGTATTTTATTACGATCATACTTTTGTATGGACTTCTGGCAATAATCCGGAAAGTTATGCTGAAACAATTATAAGAGTATTCAACGCAAATAAATATAATATTACAGGAGTATATATTGGTCAGGCCCCACGGCACGATTGGAAACATCTTCAAATAGACCTTGCACTTAAAGGGGATCCTTCATTGTTATTCCCAACATTCAATCTAATTCATAATGAATACCTAAAGATTGCAATGGAACAAACAGGAATACGACAAGGCAAGAATGGGTTTGAGAAGGATAAAACACCCGAAGGAACACCGGACACACCTGATTCACCAGACGAATATAAAACACACATCACTGATGCGTGGGACACACTTTTTACAGGCACTAACTTCTATTTCGTTGAACCTTCTAAATCTACAGGCGGAGCTATCTTTATTTAAAATCTTTTGAACTGAAATCATAGGATTGTCAGAGTTTTTGTTGTCACTTTCGTGTGACTTTTGCCGTGTTCATTCAGTCATTTCGCAAAGCTCCATTCCTTCATTCACACCGCATCGCCACCGCTCGCAAGCGCTTCCTTCATTCGTTCGTTTCGCTCCATTCGCTCATTACGTCCAGCCCTTGCCTTTCCCAACGCACTCGTTCCATAACAAAAACTCTTCCAGATTTTTCAAAATGTTTTTTTAAGGTATTACATGTGCGATCTTTTTGAGGAGGGCATAGCAGCTGATTTTAATATTTGCCTATGATATAACCCATAGGTATCACATGTGCGATCTTTTTGAGGAGGGCGCAACAGTTAAATTTAACATTTGCCCATCTCGCACCAGCATATTACGTTATTTTTTTTGCTGCGTTCGCAAAAATTCCTGAGGGCGGTGCGTGCTCTCCGAGGGGAGTAAGGGGAATTTATTCCCCTTACAAATCCCTTTTTTGTCTGTTAATCAATCTTTTGAATTAATAACAATGATTATTTTAATTGAAAGGTTTGATATTTTAGAATTTGTATTTTTTGAACAAAAACAGGTTTTCAAAAATCAGAAAATAAATACGCAAATAAAAATTGATCTATAAAAATGAACCCGCATAAGTGTTAAATAGTCTAAAAAAAGAGCACAAAAAAAGATCATTTTGCCTAAATGCGCCCAATTGCTCAATATTTTTATTTTACATTGCGTAACTACTTGATTATTTGTGTGTTATAAGGCGTTTTTATGTGTTAAATAACAATAAAATAATGTACACTGAGTACACTTTTCGTTTTTGTGTTGTATCTTTACATCATCAATAAAGAACAAAACAAACAATTAAAACAATAACACAATGAAAACTTTAAAAGCAACCCCGAAACAAATGGAAAGAGCCGAAAAGGCTTACAAAAAATTTTTACATTTCAAATCAATTCATGATTTTGATATTGATAGAATAGGTTTAGAAAATGCACAAAAATTTTTGAGCTGGCACAATGGTGACATTAGCGAAATTCTTAACGGAAACGAGGAAGTTGAAAGAAGATGGAGAGAGTTTTTTATAGGCGTTGAGATAAAGAGAGCAGAACGCAATAAAGCAAGAAGAGCCGAATTAAGAGCCAAAAAAATGGGAAGATCAACGAATTTATGAATATGTGATTTTATTTATATTAATAATAAACCAATTAAAAATTACGAAAATGAAAACGGAAAAATTGAACAAAACAAATTTAGATTCAAAATGTAATTTTGAAGAAATTGAAAACTTTTTAGGGGTTGAAATTGAAAGCGTATATACTTTTAAATCTGATTATAAAGGCGTTGGAATAGCACCGGGTAGCGTGATTTCCGAAAATAGTTATCCTTGTTATCATTTTAGACCGTTTACAATGATTAACCGGAATTACAAATTTGACTTTGAAACGGGCATTTTGACATTGGAAGGGCGAGATAAATGGCAGAGAAAATTTTCAAAAAAAATGTTTCAACTTGAAAAAGTGGGATATAAACTAAAAACCACACATAAACCAGAGGGTTATATTTGGGGAAATGCAAAAGAAATAAATAACTAAAAAATTACGACAATGGAAGCAAGAGAAATTTCAAAAAATGATTTTCGTTTTAGAAACGAGGGGAGCGGGTTTTATTCGGTTTTCTATTTTTGTCCTGAGAGTAAAAAAAGCTGGTGGACTGTTATACATGATAGAACTTTGATTAATGCAACAATATGCAACGAAGAGCCAGAACAGAGAGATTTATTAAAATTAAAAGAAATAGCAAAAAAAGGAATTCGTTCGGCTAATTAGTATACTAATAACATAAAATCAAATAAGATGAAAAAGCAAACAGTTATAGCCTCTTCGACAACAAAAGAAGATATAATATATTTAATTAACAAATATTGGTATTCAAAAAACTACACTGTAAACTTTGACACCGGCGAAATAATTGGTTTAAAGGGTATAATGCAAGGGGTTAGAGTTCGAGAAAAAAAAGGGCGGTATCAATTCATAAAAGAAAGCAATAATAATATAATTAAAACACACAAAGATGAATACTTATTTTAAATACTATCCGAATGTTTTCCTTGCAAAATGCGAGGAAAAACATGAAAAAGGCGAAACGATTAAAGTAGCCACAAAATACGGCGTTGAACATGATTGTATAGTTTTCAATCAAATTGGCAAAAAAGAAGGGTTTTTCTATTATTCAATTGTGCGGGCTGATGGGTTTAATCATCAAGAACGAGCAAGAAGAAGAGCCGAAAGGTTGCATGCAGCTTCGTACAATGCAATAAAAAAATCCGATTCATATTATCATGCAGCGCAAGGAGCAACGGCAAGTATCGTATTTGGTCAACCTATTTTAATAGGCCACTATAGCGAAAAAAGCCACCGCCGGGCAATTGAAAGGAGTAACAACGCAATGAAAAAGAGCGTAGAAACACAAGAACAGGCGAAAAACTATGAAACCCGCGCGAAATTTTGGGAGCAAAAGGCAAATAAAATCGATTTATCAATACCGGAAAGCTTAGAATTTTATCAATTTGAACTTGAAAAGGCAAAAGCCAAACACGAAGGTTTAAAAAATGGAACGATTAAAAAAGAGCATTCTTTTTCATTGACATATGCAAAAAAAGAAGTTAATGAACTCGAAACCAAACTAAAAATCGCCAAAAGGTTATGGGCATAAATGAAAATATACACTTTGATTATCAAGCTCTTGCACGTGTTAAATATATGTGCAGGGGCTTTTTTGTGCGGCCTCCTTTCTTTTGAATGCGCCAAAAAGAAAGGAGCAAAGAAAAGCGCCTTCCTTTCTGACAAACGGCTCAGAAAGGAAGCGAAAGAACCCGTGAATTATTTTTTGTCCTTTCAATGAGATATGAAGATGACTTTTTTTGTACCAGAAATAGCGATCACCATAAAAAAATGTCTATGAATACGGACAAAAAAAGAATTCACCTGAGTAAAGTCTTCAAGATAATGGAAAGAAAGGAGCCGGATGGGAGACCTAAAGAGTTTTCTATTCGTTTTGTGAAAATAAGTACAGGTGAACGAGTTGATTATCCAAAGGCTATTCTTACTTCAATCCATACCGCCGGCGATACGGTGAATATCATGCAAGTAGGTGAAAATCATCCACGAAAAATTAAACGTGTTTTAATTGTCCGATTCAACGGACTAAAAGTCTATATCTAATGAGAGAAAAAAGAAATAAAGCAAAAGAAACCAAAGAAGATATTTTTGACTTTGGGGAAACAGCGTATTTACCAGGCGGAAAAGCTGTGGTAATGATGATGGATTCCGGCGATTTAATTGAAAATGCCGATGCCAAAGGAAAGGTTGTAAATCCTACGAATGTAAAATTAAAGGAAATTCCAACATGGATGCCACGTGGCACAAGTAATAGTTTACCGGAAGATATCATTACAAAATGCTACAACAACGTCGCCGTATCAAGTTCAATCGAATTCAATACCCGTATTGCTTATGGCGATGGGATTATGGTAGTTAGAAAAAAACGTGATGATCAAGGCCAAATGGTGTATGAAGAATTGCTTGAGAGCGAAGCACCGGAAATTTTTACATTCATAGAAGATAACAATTATGTCAGGTTGGCTCAAGAATGGGCAAATGATATTTCCGTATTTGCTGATGCGTATGTTCAATTTGTTTTCAACAAACAAGATCCCAAACGAAAGATAGTCCGTATTGTTAATCTCGAAACAGTCTATAGTCGATTAAGCCAAATGAATGCCGACGGAGTGATAGAATGGCATGGATATTCTGCTAAATGGAAAAATGATGCTTCCACTGATTTAATCGCAACTCCTTTTCTGGATCGCAAAGCCCCTTTGTATGACTTAAAGATGAGAATTGGTAAAATACCTAATGAAACAGGGAAAAATGTAGACAAAAAAGAAAATAGTTTTGTGATGAGCATAGCACCTCCTACTCCTGGACGTTTCTATTATGGAATGCCTTCATGGTGGAGTGTGTTTCTATCGGGTTGGTATGATTTTGCTTGCGCAATTCCGGAATTCAAAAAAGCATTGATTCGAAATTCGATGGTGATCAAATACCATGTAAAAATTCGTGAAGGGTTTTGGAACAAGTTATATAATTCCGAAAATATTACTGATCCAGCTTTGAAGATTGCACGCCGAAGAAAGTTTCTTGAAGATATGAATGCATTTCTTTCGGGGGCCGGAAATTCAGGAAAGAGTTTTATTTCGGAATTTGTTTATGACAAGGTGAAAGGTGCAGAAGAACAAGATGTGATAATCGATGCAGTGCCTAATGGCTTAACAGATGGACAATATGTGGAAGATAGCGAGGAAGCAAGTAATGTGATCTATTCAGCCACAGGCGTACATCCATCTATCATTGGAGCGTCGCCAGGGAAGTCGAAAAGCATCAATGGGACAGAAGCACGAGAATTGTTTATCATAAAACAAGCCATGACCAAGCCGATCCGCGATGCACTCACGATGCCACTGTACATCGTTAAAGCTATTAATGATTGGCCAGCCGATATTCATTTTATGATTCCAAACATCGTCCTTGAAACATTGGATAAAGGAACAGGCGCAATAAAACAAATTGGCAATCAAAAAATATAAATCATGAGTAATTTATTTCAATCCATCCAGGAGTTAAGTGGTTTTGTAAAAATCAATGCAAATCTTTCATTCAATATTATAAAACCATACATAGATGATGCGCGTGACATGTTTATTCGTCGTTATATTGGCAACGAATTAACGGATAAATTGGAAGCCTATGCAAAGGATCGTTCAATTGAAAATCCAGCCATGATAGTATTACTTTCACTGATTCAGCGTTCGTTAGCCCCATTTGCCCTTTTGATGGCAACACGTGAAACGAGTATCAATTTTGGCGACACGGGACATACTGTTTCAAGAACCGACAAATTAGCACCGGCAAGCGATAAGAAAATAGCAGACTACATGCAAAGTTTACAAGAACGCGGTTGGAACAACCTGGAATTGGCTATTCAATTTATTGAAAAAAGAATTAGTGATTATCCTGAATATAAAATAGACACAACGCATTTCATCCAATCGGCTACAGATTTTCAGGATAATGGATTGGTGGATATTCAATATAGCCGGTTGACCTATCAAACGCTATTTATGACAATGTGTAGCATTGAAAAAAAAGAGATTTGGAAATTACTCGGAAACACACTCTTTACTTCGTTACTTGCAAAAGCAAATACAACCGCTGTTTCAGATATTGAAAAAGGCGTAATTGACTTAATTAAAAAGTATATTGCAAATCGCGTTGCATTTATCATGAGCAACACAAAAAGCACCACGCAAAGGGCAGCGCCTCAATACGGCGTGGAATATACGCCTCTTTTTCGTCCGCTAAGCAACAGTGACGAACAAGGAAATTTCTATGAAGAAGAATCAAAGTTCTACATGCAGGAATTAATTTCAATGCTTAAAGCCAATGCAGACGCATTAAATTATACGCCGGTTGATACTGTTTTAGCGTTCAACAATGTTGATAAAACTTCTTTTTATATGTTAGGATGATGAAAGACCTTACACTACCGGCCAATTGGAACGAACTTTCAGCCAAAGAGATTTTATTCCTGCTAAAACTCACTTTTGAAAATGTTTCTCCCCAAGAATGTAAAGTGAAAATGCTACTTTTTTGCCTCAATGCAAGCGTCAAACAGGAACAAAACGGCCTGTATTTGTTGAAAATAGGACGCGACAAATACCTTGTTTCACCTGATTGGGTGAATGAGCAAGCTGAAAAATTAGATTTTTTGCTTTCACAGCCCGACGAACAAGGGAATCGCTACATCTATCCGAAACTTACCCGGAATCCGTTCCCAATTGTGAAAAGCCGTTTTCGCAAGCTCAAAGGGCCAGCCGATGGGCTTACAGATATTACGTATGATCAATTTATTTATTTGCAAACTTACCAAAGCCAGTTGCAAACAACCGAAAAAGCAATTGATTTGTTCATTTCAGTGATCTATCTTCATAAAGGCAAATCGAATTTGAAATTAGTATCTCATTTATCACCAGAAGTAAAGATGGCGATCTTTTGGTTTTATCTTGGTTGCCTTGATTTCATTACCGAAAAGTTTCCTTTGACTTTTTCCGGTGGGGGCGAAGCAAAAGGGAGTGTGTATGAAAATCAAATGCGCATTGTCAACACATTGGCCAATGGTGACGTCACCAAAAAGCCAGAGGTTAGAAATGCAAATCTTTACGACGCCCTCTATAGTATGGAAATGGCTGTAGAAGAACATGAAAAAATGACCGACATCATAAAATAATCTTATTCTTGCTCATGATATTAGTCGTAAACCGTCGTGGTCTGTGAAGATCGGGCGGTTTTTTTATTTGCGTTAAATATTTATAATTAGGCATACTCGGTGTATGTTTATTGAATTTGTTTTGTATCTTTGAACAAATAAATAGATACAAAAATGAAAACAACATTAAAAACAGCATCATGAGAATAATTAATTACACATTACCCGAAATCGTCTTCTTAGATGGCAATAGTCACGAAGGTAATACCCTCGAAGATAGAACAGTAATACTTCATGTTCGATCAAATACGATGCTTGAAGTAATAGCGCTCGAAGACACGAAAGATTTAAATCTGAATTGTCAGGTATTTAACTTTACTTATAAGAATAGGTATCAAATCAATGAATCTTATTTGTTTGCCGTTCATTATACGTTTGCCACGCCGAACGAAATGCAAACAATCTTTGAAAGGTGCCGAGATTGGTATTGTGCATATCTTACATGGGAAGATGAAAATATAGAAGAAGATGCAACAACAAGAGTAAATTAAATAAATAAACGTATGAAAACAACAAAAGAAGCATTTGAAGAATTGGTTTCACGAAGAAATTGGTGGAAAAACGTTTTGCCCAATAGCAATAACGCAAGTGTGTATAAAAGACGTCTAAAAGCAGGAATCTTAACAGAAGCAACAATGGAAAAGTTGCTCAAAAAGGCCGGATATGAATCAAATGAAAAAATTTGGTTGAAAAAGAACAAATCTCCAAAATAGATATTATCTTTGTAACAATCAAACACAAAGGTAATTCGTCTTTTCAAGCCCCATCATTGGGGCTTTTTTGTGATTAATAGATTATTTTTTTTTATTTATTGATTAGGCATTAATTACTATCTTTGCTATTATGATAGATGATTATCCAAAAAATAAATTTAAACGCGACTTAAATCAACTGCCTTTTGTCGTGATATTTTGCTTATTAATTTGGCTCTTAAAAACATGTTCTTAAATATCAATCTATTATGAAAAAACTTCTCTTTTTATTCCTGTTATTGCCGGTGATGGCATTAGCACAAAATGAAAAACAAGATTCTTTGCTCGGCATTATGCCCCAAATTGACGGCAAAGTTCATTATCAAGGCATCGTGAAAGTTGATAGTGTTAATCAAAAAACACTTTATTCAAGAGCCAAATTATTTTTTTCAGACATTTTTGTTTCGGGTAAAAGTGTAATAGACATGCAAGACGAAGCGTCGGGTATCATTGTAGGAAAAAGTTATTTTTCAAGGCCTGTATCCTGGTTAGATGTTACATTTACAATTAAAATACAAGTAAAAGATGGCCGATATAAATATGAAATCTATGATATTCGAACAAAAAGTGAAGCATCAGTTTTTGGAACAATGTATATGCCGGGAACAAATTTTCCTATAGAAGAACAAACCAGCAAAAAAAGACTTGCTACCATCAATGCTAAATTTGAAGCATTAATAGAATTATTGAAATCTTCGATGCAACAAAATAAAGTAGAAAATGATTGGTGATACAATTGCATTTTGAAAAAATACCTTATCTTTGCAGTGCTGATACTAACAAAAGGACTTTGAAGTCCCACCTTAATAAGGTGGTTTTTTTTACATATAAATGGCGGTGCCATTTTCCGAGTCGGTAGGACCGACAAAAGTCCTTTTGGGAGTTTCAGCGGCGGAAAATGAGCACCGCTTCCATTTTAAATCGCTCTATCACAAAGCTGAAATCCCAAAATTATGACTAACAAAGAAGCCCTTCGCCTTTTGGCGATTCTGTACAAAGCCGACACTCCGGCGGATGAACGTCTGAGAGCCTATCACCAACTTCAGGAATTGGTGAATACATTGATCCCCGAATAGATTTTGTCCTTTCAAAGCCCCTTCATTGGGGCTTTTTTTGTATCCGTAAACTGATACGGATATGAAATACAACCACTTTTCTTATGGCGAAATGATCGCCACCCGCCACAAAGCGATACAGCATAACGTCAGTGATGTACACTTTTTTCGCAGCACCGAAACAGAAGAAGTAACTGAATTGGACGCTCGACTATCGCAAGCGCACGACGTCGTGTTGGTAGCTATCGACGGCAAAAACTCCGACTATGAAATGAATGGTGCCGATGCACTTATTGAGACACCTCAATATTTCTTCGCCATTCTTAAGCAAACCAATTCCACCGACGATGCTACGATAGCCAACGCACAAGAAGCAAGCAAAAGCATTGCATCACAAATCATTGCCTACATGTTACGCGATCAACTAAACC